CTGCCGAGGTCCATCGGGGGAAGGCGGGGGGACTCTACATCGATAGACGCGAGGTATTGACCGCAAAGATCGATTTGATGTCCAAGGACGACATACTCACTCGACTCGAAGAACTAATTAAGAAGCGCGCGCAGACGAACGTGATCGAAGGCGATTTCGTTAAGAGTTGAACCTAAACTCTCGAACTCGAACTGGTTCTAGTTTGATTGGTTTCGGTCTACTCTACTCGGTCTACTCACTCTATCGCTCTACTCTACTCTATCACTCACTCTATCGGTCGCTCCGCGACCCACCCGCCCACACCAGGGAGCCACGGACGCACGGACCGACGGACGCGGGGATTTAGGGATTTTATAGGTTATAAACTTAGATTAATTAGTTTAGTTTAGTTAGGTTAGGGGGTAGTAAAGTAAAGTAGTTCATGTATAATTGTACTAACTAAGGTAATTAAGCCTTAGTGTTAAACCTAAAAGGTGGTAAATATGGCAACAAGCCAAAATGTAAAGGCTCTCAATAGAGAGCATAACCGCGTAGCTGACGCTAAAGCTAAAGGCATAGCACTTGATACAAGTAAGAGTAGTTTCAATACTTCTACTAAATCAAGTTCTATTAATCCTAACTCTAAGCTAAGTACAGTTAGTTCTATAGCTAAGAAGTACGCTCATAAGTTCAACGGGCAAATGGGTATTATCTTCACTATGCTTGAACAGAATGATTGGACTGTTAATCTTCAAGAAGCTAATGAGTTATGGATTACTAGGTATGTTGATAAGGGACCTTATACGCAAGACCTTATAACAGTAGTTAATCACTATCGAGGTGTGTTTAGTTCTAAGAGAGGATATAAGCAAATACCTAGCGAAGACCTAAGACAGCTACTTAAGATTAGCTAACTAAGCTAAGGTACTAAGGCAATGTCCCTAATAGCCTAAGGGTACTTTTTAACGCCTGTAATTAGTACCCTTACCCTTACCCTTACACATACCCCTGTAGGCTTCATAGGTCTACTCTACTGAACGATATACTACTAACCTATAGTAAAGGGGTATACCCCCCCTAACGCCGCCCGTGCGGGTCCCGACCGCCCACCCCTGGTTCCTGCCTCGCTTTTGCATGTAGTTTTCGTTTAGGTTCCCTACCCAAAAAAATTTTGCAAAAAATATTTTTCGGTGTATATTAGTGAAACCTGTTACACACATAACAACTTTACTTATGTCAGCAATTCAAGCACAGATAGCAGCGGATGCCGTTCAGCAGGAATACGACCGTATTGCCGAGATTGAAGATGAACAGCGTAGAGCCTATGAGTTAGGGGAGTTTGAAGACTTCAGTGTGTTCCGTGATCTGTTGCCCTTTTTGCCCGCTAACATGAAACAATATATGTATGACTTAATGGGAGGAGATAAACCCCTTACGGTTAACGATCTCACGGATCAAGAATTAGAGTTACTTCAAAAATTATTATTACCTTTAATTCCAGAAGATGCAAAACCAGGAGACGTGATTGACGTTCCCTATGAAGCCTGGCAATCAATTGAGCCTGAGAGAACGTATTCTGATGTGACAAGACCTCGAAGGAGAGATGAGTATTTAGATCCTAAAACGGGAGAGAGAAGACCGTTAAGTGAACTACCTGAAGATCTCCAACGTAGATCATTAGAAGCAAAGGAAAAGACGCATCCTGGATTTGATAACCCCACAGAGAAAAATTTATTCCAAAACATGCGGAACCCAAATTTTCGGTTAAAAACGCTTATGGGTGATGCAGACATTGAAATAAGAATAGATGAACAAGGACTACCTGTACCTGTTTTAGTAGATCAATTTAATTATAACGAAGACCCAACTGCAAGGGAGATAGAAGATCAAGCGATGGCAGATGTTACAGAGGGTTCTTTATACCCTATGCTTAGAACAATTGGGGGCGTGTTTGGCAGCGATCCAGGAGAAGGTAGCCCCATAGAAATAGAAATTCCGCCTGAACTCGCTGAAGGCGGTCCTACCGAGCGTGTTGTAGAGATTGAGGAAGAAGAAGGGTACGACCCAGAGCTAACGTTGATGGGTAAAATAATTCTGGACATGTTCCCTTCCACAGAAAAGTCCATGGGCGAAAACATTTTTGATATCGCGACTTTAGCCGTTCCCCCCTTAAAAGTTTTAAAAGCGGCTAAAGTTGCAGACCCACTATTAGATTCAGGCATTATGCAAATGGCGGGTAAGACTTACGGCGGCGGTTTTAAAAAACCAGGATTCACTAAGATTCGGGGCGGTGGTAAGGACATTACCCTGAAAACCCGTAACCCGAAAGTTTGGAATATCTACACAGACATCGCCCGCTTTTCCGATGGCGGCACTAGCCCAGGAAAATTAACCCCGCAACAGGTGGAACAACTACGAGCTATTATGCCTCAACTCCGTGGCTATGCGAGCAGTCAAACCCGCCACGGGCGTACGACCATGAACAACGTCGTGCGTATGTTTGACGAGAATTTTAAATAATGCCACAGTCAAAGAAACCCTTTCGAGGGTATTGGATTCCTCCTAGACATTCTGAACCGAGTGTTGAAACAGTATCAAAAGAAGAATTACGCAAGGAATATATTGAACGTATTTTAGACCTGGAGGAAGAAGCCCACGGCAAACTGGCAGCGGATGAAGCGATACTGAGCAACATGATGGGCGAAGGTTATCGTGATCCGAACTATCCGCAGCGAATAGCCGACCCTGAATTTTCTGACGTAGCGGAGCTTATTAACCAGTGGGCGTCGTCCCCACCACCCAAATCCTATCCTGGAAAAATTTCAGGACGAGTATTAAGTTCTAAAGAACTGGGTTTACCTGTAAGTTCTGAAGGTACTTATTATGTAGCTCCTCCTGATCCCATAAGTAGTTTAGGAGGTGATATAGCAGGTAACTATATGCCGAATTATGCAAATGAACGTTCAGCAGAGGTATATTCTAGATCAGCAAATCCACCTGCTATAGACCGAATACAATATAGAAAAATTGACTCAGGTAAGGACCCTGAAGGTCGATTAGACGACACAATAAAACACGAATTTATCCATCTGGTTTTTGATCGTTCTGGATATAAAAAGGTTGCGGATAAACGATTTAGGTCATACGTTCCAAAAAATAACGCTTGGAGAAAGTTGCAAAAAACAACGGGAAAAAGAATAACAACACCAATTGACCAAGCTATAGCTTATGGGTACGCTCATAAATTAAGAGGAGGTGAGTTGGATGATTCAGACTTGCGGGATAGAATAGAATATACACTTCAAGGTTTTATCCCTAAGGAGGATGACGTAGATCATTATATGGACGACCTTATGGAGGTGTTGCCTTCCATGATTAACGATTTTGAAAAGTACCTACAGGAACAGGAAGCAAACCGTTTAACCGAAATACAAAATGAGCTGGATGATTAAAAGCCTTTACACGATTAGGTATTCTAGGCGAGAATTGATCGCACAAAGAAACCCTTTCGAGGGTTTAACTACTTTACTTTAGATTATGGCGAATAGGATTGAAGAACTATTTCAAGAGTTAGCCGAAAACGTCGGGAATCAACAACAGTTTCAGATTGATCAACAGCTCCGACAACAGGAAGCGGAGCGCGAACTTTACGATACCGATGAAGCCAGGAGGGCTTTAGAAATTGCGGGCATACTAGGCTTAGTAGCGTTGCCAATTCCAGGATCAAATGCGTTGGCAGCACGACTTGGTTTAGCGCAGGCAGGCAAACCCCTCATTAATAAATCGTACGGTGCCGTGGGCGGCGACATGGTGAGCCAAACACTTAAGGAGATAGAGCGACGAGCCATAGGGCAGTCAGGTGCACGAGTGGGCACAGACGTGGCAGGACGTGTTCCGTTACCTAAGATTAAAGACCCCGTCGTAACCAAACAAGGTCCACGCGGTCCCATTAATATTGGACAACCACCAGCAGGTCCACCTCGACCTGCCCCTCCCAAAGGAACTAGAAACACCAGCGGTATTTCCGATGCGGAAAGGGCACAGTTACCCCAAACGGGTGGTGGCATCACCGCAACGAAAACCGCCCGCGGTGATAAAGAAATCTTAGATAAAATAATGCCCTCAGTAAGAAAGGATCTTGCAAAACTAGCTAAGAAAGAAGCAGCGATAGACGCAACAAGAATTGAGGTTGCTCCAGGTATACGGTTCACGAAAAAAGAATGGAACGATATGCTAGACAGAGACGCGGCTGAAAAACTGGGGCTGAGCCTTGCAAAATATAGACAGAAAATGAATGCCCGCAGTAAATTGAGACGTTGGAAAAAAGATCATGAAGATAAAGTGCGTAGAGGAGATGATCAGTATCAAGAAGGAATGCGTTCGGGCTACGAACCCGATATAAAAGGGGGAGGAAAAATGAAGGATAACTCCACGAAACGCATACGAGAAATACAAGCGGAATTAGATGAATTAGATAAGTTATTGGGATGACCGAACAAACCAAGGCGGACAAACTTAAGTCTCTTAAGAACATTGACCTTTCCCATTTAGGTAAAGCCGAAGCTAAAGAGTTTACGGTTTTGCTGGAAGAACTCAGTAAACGTGAATTCCAGGAAAAATCCACCAGCACGTTTATGCAGTTTGTTAAATCCATTTGGAGCGACTTTATTAATGGAGACCACCACCAGAAAATGGCGGCGGCGTTTGACCTGATTGCCGAGGGCAAATTAAAACGCTTAATTATCAACATGCCGCCTAGACATACGAAGTCCGAATTTGCGTCCCATTTGTTCCCCGCGTACCTATTAGGCAAGAACCCTAAACTGAAGATTATTGAAGCAACCCACACCGCCGACTTAGCCATCAATTTTGGGCGTAAAGTTAGGGATTTAATTGACCGTGAGGATTATCAACAGCTCTTTCCCGATACTTCTTTAAAAGCGGACAGCCGTAGTGCGGGTAAATGGTTAACGAGTCAAGGCGGGGAGTATTACGCCGCAGGTATTGGGGGTGCGTTGGCAGGTAGGGGTGCGGATTTGTTCATTATTGACGACCCGCATTCGGAGCAAGACGCCATGTCGGATAAAGCCATGGACGAAGCCTATGAGTGGTTTATGGCGGGTCCACGACAAAGGTTGCAACCAGGTGGAGCCATTGTCATTGTAATGACGAGATGGTCGAAAAAAGATTTAACGGGACGCCTGATTAAAAAGATGGCGCAAGACTCCGAAGCGGATCAATGGCATTTGATCGAGTTTCCTGCGATATTGCCGTCGGGCAAGTCCCTTTGGGAAAACTTCTGGTCGCTAGGCGAACTACAAAGTATTAAGGCTTCCGTAAGTCCTTCCAAATGGGCGTCGCAATACATGCAACGACCCACGGGTGAGGGAATCTCCATCGTGCCGAAAGACTGGTTTAAAATCTGGAAAGAAGAAAAGCCACCAAAGTGCGACTATATCATTCAAAGTTACGACACGGCGTTTTTGAAAAGTGAGCGGGCGGATTTTACCGCGATCACCACTTGGGGTGTTTGGTACCCTGAGGGCAAAATCGGGGAGGATTTGTACGCGGGCGGTGAAGCGCATTTAATTTTAATTGATTGCATTAAAGAGCGTTTTGATTTTCCTGAATTAAAAGCGGAAGCATTGCGTTTGTACGAATATTGGGAACCCGATATTGTGATTATAGAAACCAAGGCTTCAGGGATTCCATTGGTGCAGGAATTACGCCGCGTGGGGATTCCTGTGAACACCTTTTCACCTTCCAAAGGACAAGATAAAATTGCCCGTTTAAATTCGGTCAGTCCTATTTTTCAAGACGGGAGAATTTGGGTGCCAGAAAACCGTTTTGGAGAGGAATTAATGGAAGAAGTTTCGGACTTTCCCAACGGTGAAAATGACGACCTCGTAGACGCTACAACTCTCGCCCTAGCTCGCTTTCGAGAGGGTGGGTTCTTAGCATTAAGTACCGACTATGAAGACGAAGAGGGTTACGCCCCGCGTCAATGGGTTTATTATTAATGAAATAAAGAGTAAAGTTTGTAGATATGGCTATTGAAAAATCCCCCCTAAACATCATTCCAGGTAGCGACCAAGATATTGAACTGGAACTTATGGAAGAACCCCTACAAAACGGGGTAGACACGGAAGTATTTATGCAGCCAGACGGTTCCGCTGTAATTGGTTCGGATCCCAGTGTAGGTGGGAGTGTTGAATTTGGAGAAAACCTAGCAGATACGTTAGACGAACGGGAACTTAATACCATTGCTTCCGAACTCACGGCACAATATCAAGAAGATTTAGATTCACGCGACGATTGGTTTGAAACCTTTAGTAAAGGCTTGGATTTGTTAGGCATTAATATTGAAGATCGCTCCGAACCTTTTGTAGGGGCGTCGGGTGTGCATCATCCTATTCTCGCAGAAGCCGTTACCCAGTTTCAGGCGCAAGCCTATAAAGAATTATTACCCCTTGGCGGTCCTGTTGACACCGAAGTGTTGGGACTTTCCAGTGATGCGAAGTTAGAAAAGGCAAATCGGGTCAAAAATTTCATGAATTATCAAATTACCTACAAAATGGAGGAATTTGACCCTGAAATGGACCAATTATTGTTTTATTTGCCCTTATCAGGCTCTGCATTTAAGAAAATTTACTACGATCCCAGTTTAGGACGGGCTACGGCACGCTTTATTAAGGCAGAAGACCTAGTAGTGCCCTATTACGCCGTCGATTTACTGACGGCTCCGCGAATTACGCACGTAATTCACATGGCGGAAAACGATTTACGCAAATTACAGCTTTCTGGGTTCTATCGAGACATCGAAATGAGCCCCCCTTCTACTAATGTCGAAAATAGCACAGTTGATGATAAGATTGACAAGCTTCAGGGAATTTCTCGCACGATCAGTGACGAAGAATACACCTTATTAGAAGTTCACGTCAATTTAGACTTAGAAGGATTTGAAGATACCGACGAAAACGGAGAAGAGACAGGTTTAGGCTTACCTTACATTGTAACTATCTGTAAAGACACCAATGATATTTTAGCGATCCGTCCCAACTACAATCCCGATGACCCAATGCGGAAAAAAATTGAGTATTTCACCCATTACAAATTTTTACCAGGATTGGGCTTCTACGGTTTTGGGCTTATTCACATGATGGGCGGATTAACTAAGT